CTGAAACTTGATCACCCGACAATACAGCTAATTGTGGTAAAGCCTTGTTTAAGTCTCCAACGGCTTGGCCAAGTGAAATTCCAAGTTCTTGAGCCAAAGCCTCTGCTTCTTGGTTTAGTTCAACAGCGGCATCTGTTGTCATTCCAAATGTTTTTGTTGCACTCTGAAAGACGCCAGTAGTATCAGATACAGCAACACCCAGTTTGTTTAACTCAGCAACCTCATCTGCTAATGCAGTTTGGACATCATCAGCCATTAAACCAAAGCCTGAGAGTCCTCCGATTAGACCTTGTAGCGCGTTTGATGCCTCGGCTGCTCCAATACCAAATCTTCTATTACTTTTCTCTAAAGCTAAAATTTGATCGTTAAATCTTCCGCCTGCTCCGGTGGCTCCATTAAAAGAAGCCATGGCTTTGTCGTTTGCCATGCCAAGAGCAATTGAACCCTCGGCAACTTTTGCGAGTGTTGAAGTAAGAACATTAAACGGATTGAGGGTATTCTTGACGGTCTTACCTAATTGTTTGAAACCCTTTTCAAGACCCTCCTCCTGTTTTGTGAGGTTCATAAAAGAACCGATCAGAGTATTTGAAGTATTAGTAACACCTGTTAAAGTTTTTATGCTTTTTTGCAGTTGCGCGTCAAAGTCTTTAGTGACTTTTGTGGCGGCTTCGGCGGCGGCGGTATTCTCTTTGGTGGCGTTGCGCAGGTTCTTGAAGTCTTCCGTAAGGCTTTTCAGCGTATGTCCGCCTTCATCTAATTTCTTTTCAAGCTTTTCAAATCCTTCCGAAAACTCTTCCAGTTGTTCAGCAGATAAGCTTTTCTTAAGCTCTTTGAGTAGTTCTCGTACTTCTTCCTTCTTCAGTGCCACTCTTAACTACCTCCTATTTGAATGGCCAAACGATGCCAGTCTCTGACTCGAAGTTTCTGATTGCTCTGTCCAATTTCGTTTTGTCACTAAGGACTCTCGGATCTTTTAATCCGTGGCGCTTCATCGCTTTCAGATATCTCGCCTCGCTTCCAAGTGTCTTCTGAAAAGAGTCAACCTGCTTTCTGGTTCCCGTTACGTTCACGGGGATGCTTGATCCTCCAAACATTCCTCCCATGATGGTTTCAATTGCTCCGCCGAACATAGCAAGCCAACTCTCGTTTAGAGTGCCTTCTTCTTTGACGTTCAGGTTGATATCAATTGAAATTAAGTCGTTATCTTTGTTCATAATGTATTCTCCGCATAAAACTGTCTCGTTATAAATAGTCTCACATAAAAAGAAAACGGGCTTTTTGCCCGTCTAATTTATCTGCCCTTCTTATTGGCATCGTCCATTGCTTTCTGCTCGTCTTCAAATTGTTTTGACAATCTCCTCACGAACCAAGCCCGCAAGGCAACTGGAAGATTATAAGCCTCGATGAAGCTCCATCCTCCGTGATGCTTGAGATAGAAGAACTGCTCATAGACGTTCTTCATATATTCATCACTCAGGCCAAAAAAACTCCGAAGTAAACGGCACCTCCGTGTCGGATACAGTTCCGCAACTTGAGCACTCACAAGCCTGAGTCATGTCAACATTTGGAGTAACTACTTGAACGCAAGATCTTAGGAAGCGAGCATCTTGTGCAGGCATGTTGTCTACGAAGTTATTAACCTCGCCAGCATCGTCAACTCCGTTTATCGTGACTATCAAGAGCTTAAGCAAGTTCGTGGAAGTTGCATCTGGGAGATTAAGCTTCTTGAGCTTGGCTGTTGCTTTTTCGAGATATGTTTCATCTGCACTCGTTAGTAGGCGGAACTCTGCCGTGTAGCCGGAGCGAGGCAGCTTTGCAGTGAAGGTTCCCCTGTCAGTTACAGATACATCGGCTTCAGAATCATCGTCAGGGTGGACGCCTTCATTGTTCTCGAAGTTCGCAAGATCAAAAGTGTGTTCATTTTGAGCGCCACAGGATGGGCAGGATATTTGAACAGCATACTCTGCGCCATATCCGGATACTCGGGCTGCAAGAAGGAGAGCATTCTTATCTCCAATGAGCAAGTCATCGGTTCGGATGTCTGAATCGACAATCAAGTTTGATACAAGACGATCAATTGCTAATCCTTTCTTGAGCAAGGAGGGAGAGGTTAGAATGTCCTCGTCCTTTGCTGTCATGAATCGGAGTTCGATTGTCTCCTGATTATGAAGAGGATGTTCTGGGGGATAGAACTGTCCTCGTGAAGGAAGTTCAACGAACTCCGTGGGTGTCACATAAGATAGTCCGTGTGACGTGGGAGCAGCCTGTTCGACTGCTTGTGCTGGCGCAGGGGAAGAAGACTTCGTGCGTCCTTTATTTCTCGACATTTACACCTCAAGTGTGGTTTGTGTTATGGATGTCTTTATTATAGCATGATGCTGGAGAAAGTTAAATGATACTTTCTTACCTGCCGCCTTTGGAATAAGTTGCCCAATCATATTGAAGAGTTAAAGTAATGTCTACCAACTCTTCAGAGTCATAAGATAGGCTTCCGAATGCTGCATCTGTAATGAATGCATTTTTCAATTCCCAAGTTCCGTGAGCGATGGCTTTGCTTCCTGATCTTTCATCAGTTCCGTATTCGACGATCTTGATAGTTCCAAGAGACTTTGTGGCAGTCTGCCTTGTGATAGTCTGCCCATCTTGTGAATTTGGCTCGGATGCCGTAGAAGAAGGATCTGCATAACCAATATCCGCAAGATAGTCCATCAACGTTCTTGATGCGTCTGGACTGACAGCATCAACAAGAGTGAGGCTTATCGTATTCCAGGTTACTCTTCCGGGAAAATGGAAAGTGTGATTGAAGAATGCGTGTGAGGTTGATCCAACAGTGTAAGATGGGCGATCCACAGCCTTCGCAAGAAAAGACAACTCTTCTCCCTTTACTGGCGTGAACAACACTTTAAATCTAAACTGTCTTTTGGGTTCAAAATTTACGTCTGACCAAAAACTCATTACTTATTTCTCCTATTGATGCTATAGTAAATAGTCATCTTATTATTAATCCTCGAACCCGGCACCACTATTTGTAATAACAAAGTCAAGTGCAATAAATTCGATTGAGCGTGCTGGCTTGAGGAAGATCTTGGCATACATAATATTCCGATCAATCAAGTCTGCTGTAGTGGTTGTATCATCAAGGACTACCTTGAAATCTTCGAGTCCAAGTCTTGCTTGAACACTTCTCAAGAAGGGTTCAGCCTGTGAAGTAAACCTGTTCCAAGTCGCATCAACGTTTTGATCGAAGAGGACGGTTGCTGCCATTCGGGAGATTTCCTTCTTGACATAAATCATCAGACGACGAACGTTGATTCTATCGAGAGCAGATGGAGTTACTTGTAGTGTCTTCTGTCCGAAGATTACAATACCCTCTGCTGGGAATGATGCGATTGGGTTAACATTTGCTTCGTAAAGATCATCGCGATCCTTTGAAGTCAATCTCTCGCGAGTTTGAATTACTGGAAGTCCAGCAGAACCCTCGGTAAGTCCGCCACGGGTGAATCCCGCAGGGGCGAACCAAAGTTCACTATTTCGCTGTGAGCTTGAGAATGTTCCAAGAGCGACGATTGAAGGTGGTGCCCACAAGAGACTATCACTGATAGTATCGTTGATTTGAATCCAAGGGTAGTAAGCACAGCCGTAAGAGGAATTCATTCTGCGACTCTTCAATTTAGAAACTGCAGTGGAGACGCTTCCGAGTCTATCTGCTACAGCAGATGTTCCCTCGGAGTCAGACTCATAGCCGGTGTCCAAATCGATGACTGCAAGTGAGTCGCCGCGAGCTTCGCAGACTTCAACCATGTGTGAAGTGAGAGACTCTTTCCAGATGCCGGGTGCAGCCATAACGTTGTATTCCAGAACTTCTGGGTCAACCACAGTGTCGATTGCTCTGCGAACGGTGTAGTAAGCATACTTAGTCGAATCTGTGCCGTCGAGGGCGCGAGTGTTGTTGAATGGATCTTTCTCTTTAATGTCAAGTCCGTTGAATCCGCCGTTCAAAGGAACGGTGAATCTGTCATAACCTTGATCGAGAACCTCTTCGTAGGTTCCACTGACTGCAGTGTAAGAATTACCTGCTGCTCGTGAACCAGAAGCCCAGACTGCTACAGCGTTTGCTGCGCCGACTGCTGAAGGACTCAAGTCATCAAGAGTGAAGACATAAGAGTATTCGGTTGAATCAGTGGTTGCGAAGGAATCAACAGCTACTGGGAGCATGCGAACGATGTCGCCATAACTCTGTTCGTGCCTGTTGTTCGTAGCTTGAGTGGAATCAACTCCGAAGTAAGCGTCCTTTGGATTTGGAATATCGCCATCGGATGCACTGACTCGGAGAGAGAGCGCTGGATAAAGAACTCTTCCTGTAAAGTCTGCTGCGCCACATTCAATGAAGTTAACGGATTGAGCTAATGCAATCTGTGCGCTTCCGCCTCGCGCCCAAACATTGGATGGAGCGGTTGCGAATGAACCAGAGGTGTATTCCCATTGCTTCATGCGAACTGGACCGAAAGAGCCGAATGGGATGAGCGCTGCATCAGTAACGCCCTGATCGACATCGCTATTCATTTCTACTCGGATGAACTTAGATGCATTGAGATAGTTGCCAAGAACGGTATGTCGTCTTGCAGTGTCGTTCCAGGTGAGATATTGATCACCAATTGCTCGTCCGATGTATCGAGAGGAGTTGGGGTTCAAGTTCACAGAACTAAACCTTTCCAAAACAACTGGAGCGGTATCGCTGTCGCTGGCATCACGAACAAGGACGCTGAATGAGCCGTAAGGATCTGCATCACTTGTTGAAGCCTTGACATCTGCGATTGAAACTTTGAGTTTCTTCATCTCGTCCTCACCCGCGTCAAGCGTGTGGAACTTAAATAGCTTCTGCATACTTGATGCATTGAAGCCGGAGTAGGCAGACTGATTGTGCTGCGAGATGATCCAAGGAGTTTGTGCTGCCTGGAAACCTGTCTCAAAGTTTGCCGCTGAAGTGGAGCCGCTATCGAGTCCAAGGATTACGCCATAAGAGGAGGTTGACACAAGTGATGACAAGTGTCTCTCGAAAGTTCCGCCGAGCCAATACTTCTCTTGTTGATCTGTCTGAGTGATGGCAGTGTTCACCAATGTTGGATTGGTGTTGAAAACCTTTCGAATGTATTTTGCAGAAGAAGGGCTAAAGTTGAAAGAAGTCTCTTTTACAGTATTTCCACTCTCGTCTTTAATAAGTGCCTTGAACTCATTCACGCCTGCGCCGCCGATTGCGCCTTCGAGGGCGTTGGAGCGGAACAAGGCAGATGCGCCTGTAGTTACGGTAGCGTCATCTCGGAGAGTTCCGGAGAGTTCGATTGTTCCCTCGTTAATGTACCAGACAGCAGCAAGTGCGCCGGTTACTGCAGTTGCAGCAGAAGCGGAGGGAAATACGAAGAGCCCATAAGCGCCGCCGTTTGAGGCTGCACTGGGGTTGTTTGAGCCAGAAGTTTGCCAGCCTGCTTTTCCTGCAGCGCCGTCTGCCAAGCCATCTTGTTCTGCTCCGAGGAGACGAACCATTGTGACTGAATTGGAGTTACGGAGATAGGCTTGTGCCGCATATGAAGCGTATGTTGGAGATGTGTAGTTTCCATCGCGCCAGATATCGCCGCCTTGTCCGCCGGGGATTGGGTTGCCGAAGACTTCGACAAACTCAGAAAATGAACTAACCTTAACTGGACGCATTGCTGGTCCTCGTTCGGTTCTTCCGATGACTACTGGACCTATCTCATCGGGGAGAGCAGGTAGCTGGGAGTTATCAATCTCGTTGATAAAGATTCCCGGTGAAATAAACTTAAATGATTTGACTGCCATTATGTATTGTCTCCTTACAGCGTTACAACATAATCTTCGAAATATAAATATATTCGTATTATCGTTAGTAAATAGTTGAGCGAATGCCTAAAGGCACAAATAACTGTGGACTAATCCCGATAAAAGGGAACATTACCACTGACATGCAGATTCTCTGGGATGTCGCCGAATATGACGTGCTCTCTTGGCATCTTAATTTCGACTGCATTTTCCCTTCTGATAATCTTTGGCTGCTTGTCGTTCTTTCCTGCTCCAACAATATATCCGATAACTCTGAAGGATATATCCGTCTTATATCCTCGCTCATCTTCATTCAGGGCAGATGAATTGTTATCAAGAGAATATTCGGAATCAACAAAGACTTCAAATCGATGTCCATCTTTTGATGCGCTGAAGTAATTAATGCCTCCAGGAGAAGTCATGAATGGAGTGATAATCTCATTCATCTGTTGCTGATACTCTGTCTTAATTGTGAGCTTATAAGTTACTTCAAGATAGACTGGAATTGGCATTGATAATGTTTCATAAACCACTTTGTCATTCTTTTTTGGAAAATTGTTTTGCCCATTGCCGACATTGAGAACAACCCTCTTTGAATCTGCGTTGGCGAAGTTTGCCGTCTTGTCCTGCTTGATAACTCTTCCGACAGTCATTATTCCGCCTTTCGTATCTGCACGATTTGGAATGGGCGCGTAAACAGATCCTCTCTTAGAGATGTCCTTCGCAATAGATACTCTCTCGATTGTCATCAGGGGATAGATCAAGACTCCATTGGAATCTCGCAAGTCTTTGTCATGCTTTATCTGGAATGCTCTCTCCGCACCTGTCCAATAGAAAGGAACTTTTTTCCAGCCCTTGTTCGTTGAGCAGAAAATGTCGAGGCTATCGTCAATGTGATCGAACAATGCTCTATCAATTGTTTCGATAGTGGAAGGCATAAACGTAATGTCTTTCAACTTGTCATCATGTGGCATCGAACAAGCCCTCCCTCGAAACTGTGCAAGCTGCGGTTATTTCAAACTTGTGATCAATCTGTCCAAATAGTTCTCTCGGTTGAGACAAGGAAGTGATCTCGTAAAAGAGTCCGCCGTAGAGGACAAAGTCGCCTTCGCGGACAAATAGGTTTTGATCTTCCGTTAATCTTCTCTTGTGGAAGTTGACAGTTATCTTGCTCGACTTGTCAAGTCCCGTAGCGTCATCTGCTTTTGTCTGGATGCTGTCATAGTTCACGAGAGCATAGACTCTGACTGGAGGAAGAAATGTCTTCACGATAGCTTCGCCGTAGATGTCATTGTATTGAGTAATCGAGTTGTCGATTGGATAGTAGACAACTTGCTGTCCGACAACTCTTTCTATGAGTTCGTCGTTTACTGCTTTTACGAGGTTTCTCTCCTTCTCTCCTGCGAACAATGGGGGAGGAGGCTGAGCGGGTTGACTCCATTCATTTTCATCTGACATGTTCTATCGCCTCCCTTTATCCGACAAAGACGCCTGTTGGAACCTTCTTGGTGACATTTTCAACAGAGTCAGATATGGATGATTCTTTCTCCGCCAAGGCTTGATATGTTAGCTGATCGAGAGTATCCTTCAATTCTGTCCTTAATTTCTCCTGGGTGTCTCTTCCTTCTGTAATTAACGCCGGACCATTTAATGTCACTGACTCTCCGGGGATAGGAATTGAAGCAAACTTGGAACGAGTTTGTCCAAGAGTCTCCTTGCAAAGAGCAAGAGCGAATCTTCTAATCCACTGCTTTCCGATTGAGTTAACATTCTCGTATGGAATGTTGGCAAACGGGAGAGTGTTCATGTTGTTGATTCCATTGACTCCAGATACGGAACCTGATGTTTCAGTCCAAGCATCTTCTGCCAATCTAAAATTGAACCAATAATAGGCTGGACTTATGCTGGCTGGAGGCATGGGGAATATTCTAAGCTTGCTTCCTTTTAGCTCATACGAATAGTGAGAGTTCCTGGTGTAAATTGAGTCCTCGAATGCCATTGCCTGTGCCTTGTTTTGCCAGACAGGAATTAGCTGAAATGTTGAATCATCGGCATACTGTCCATAGTTGGAAAGGTTTCCAACAGTGTTGAGTCCTCCGTAATATCCAAAGAACCTCCACATTGCGCCGGGTGTCTTATAGTACACCTCCTCAATAATCACCTTTCTGTCAGCTATCATTCCAGCGTATGGAACAGGGTTGCCTGTTGCTGCGTCTAAGTTGTTCACAGAGGCGCTTGACAAAATTGCTTGGAGATCATAGTCCTGGGTTTCAGCACGGGCGAACGAGGCAGAGTAAATTGGAGTTGTGCCTCCCATTGCTGCCTGAGTTGAAAAGCCTTCTGTGACTCTCTGATTATAAGAGAATGTCATCTTCGGGAATTTAAGAGCAAGATGTGTTCCGCTCAAGCTGGAAGATAGTATGCCTGCCTTCAAGTTCCCATCATGATCAAATGTTCCAGTCACATTGCCGAGGAAGTCTGGCAGTACATTCTTTGACTGATGGAGATTAACAATATATGAATATTCGAGAACGGCTTCCTCATATGCAGCATAGACGCTACCTGTTGTCAATTCGATGTCTAAGATGTCTCCGCCGAGTTTCTGATAAGTGTATGCCACTTGATCGGATGCGCCGGATAAGAAGTCGGTTGATGAATTGTATACCCCGATTGGGCATTTGCTTGCGACAGAAGCCGCCGATCCTGTTGCAGGAAGAACGATTGCACTGACAGTAGAAGCGGGGGTAAGGGTGGGGATTGCCATTAAGTATAAGTCTCCTCAGTGGTAAATAGTTGACGGAATAAAGAAAACCCCCGCCATTTGCATGACGAGGGAATTCTTTTTGCGCTATCGTTATATGTTGCGATATAATCTATTATACAAGATCAACAACAACGACGAGTCCGTACATGTCGGGACGTACCATCTTCTTACCGTAGCGAGTCATCACACCCTTGCGAGGTACGAAGTCTTCGGTTCCGAAGATAGTGGGAGTCACCTGCAGTGGGACATATGGGGAGTAGACATAACCACTTTCGAGGAATGAACCACCCTTACGACCAACAAGGATCACGTTGCGAGGGAAGTAAGGATCGACATATACGTCCCACTTCTTGCTCAATGAGCCAGTTTTTACTGCACCGACGGTGCCGCGATCTGCATCAGCAGTGATGTTTGCACGGAAGCCAGCGGTGAACTCAAGGACGTTAGCAACTTCAGGTGAACACACGAGGAAGTTAGCTCCGCCACGGAGAGTCTTGCGATGGATTTGTGCAGAGACATCGTTGATTGTCTCAACGAGAGTCTCGTACCACTCGGAAACAGTACCAGTGAAGTCAGGAGTAGCGGTGGTTGCACCGATTTCCTGTCCAGTGAGACGGTTTACGAATCGTCCTGCTGCGCGGGACCAGTAGTAACGTCCAGCAGTTGCGCCCATAACGAGATCTTCAAGGATCTCACGGTCGATCTCAAGAGCAATTTGCTCGGAGAGAATGCTGGTAAGCTCTACTTCTGCGTCGAGGTTGTGGTATGCGTTAAGATCTTGTCCCAACTCAGGAGTCCACTTAGCCTTCAACTTTTTGGTGATAGCAGTGATGCTTACAGAATCAACTTTGATGTCGATTTCTGGGATAGCACTTTGTGCTTCAAGTCCCCATTGAGGATCACCAACGACAGAACCGAGTCCTGCGCCTGCTTGGAAGTCATCATCTATTGGCCAAACGAGAGCTTCGGTTGCGCCGCAGAATGAAGCTGACAAAGCAACTGGAGTTGCTGTATCGGAAGTGAATACCAAAAGAACGTTGCTTTTTGCATCACCTGCTTGCCACAAGCCACTGTCAGAACCAGAAAGCTGGCTCAAACGGCGAGCTTGCTGTGCGCCAGCCAAAGCTTGAGAAGAAGAAATGGCAACGAGGTTGTCCAAGTTCAACTGAGCCATGCTAGCAACTGTTGCTGTACCAATAACGACATTGGTTGTTCCAGAAACTAAGTCTGGATCGTAGCGACAAATGCGATCACCAATGGATGCCCAGAGAGTATCACCAGCGCCACCGAAAGTACCGGAGGTAATAGCTGTGACTGCAACGTTTGCAGAGCTTGTTGGTGAAGAATAGCCGTTGTTGAGTGCGTAGAAAGAGTTCTCAGCATTCAAACCAGCCAATGAAACACCACCTGTGATTTGTTGACCAACTGCGCCACCACCGTAAAGTGATTCTGCAGAGAGCATTCCAAGACGGCTACCGGTATCTTGAGAAACGGTGAAGTCGAGGAAGAAAATGAGTCCACTTGGGAGGCTCATTGGTTGTACGGATACAAGGTCATTTGCAATCAAGCCACCGAATACACGACGGACGATTGGGAATGCGACGGCTGCGAAGCCTTCAACATCACCACCTGACATTGCGGAACTCTCACGAAGAAGTTCCTTTGCTTGATTTTCAAGAAGTCGAGCCATGCTGTTCTTCCTGCGGTCACCATCGATGCCCTCTAAAAGTCCGGTGCGTTCCCACTTATTAAGTAGTGCTGCGCCTTCCTTGGAGAGATCACGATCAACGATGCCTTCTGTTAATTTATCTAAGATTGACATTTAGTTATCTCCTTTAATGCCTGCTAATGCTCTCATCCGATTATATTGTGGACTTTGAGCCTGTTTAGTCCCCGCAGAATTGCGAGGGAGTGTTGGAGAGGGTCTCTCGACAGCTTCGCTCAACGACTGTGGAGCACGTCTTGTGCCTCCCGTTGCGCTTTGAAGTGCTTCATAAATGACCTTCGCCTCTTCTACAGAACCAGCAGATGAAATAGACTCGACAATTCTTGTTCTTTGTCGCTCATTCAAGGAGGTGCTATTCAATACACGATTCGTATAAAGTAGTCGAGCGTTTGAAAGATTCACTTCTTCCATTCGCTCATTAAGTTGTAAAATTGTTTCCTGAAGCTTTGTAGTTGTAGCTTTAAGTGTATTCACTTGCTCCAGATACATGTCTGCTTCTTCTTTTGCTTTTTGCAATGCCTCATGCTCTTCGGCAAGTTCATCGTCTTTAAGATTTGCAAGAGTTGCCTCTTGTCCTTCCAAGTCAGCAGAAGTTGGAGTTGTTCGTCCGCCGAGTCCTTGTGAAGGCATGCTTACATCGACTTTCAACTCTTCTGCGATTGCAGTGAGAAGCTCTTCGTCAAGCTCAACTTCTTCATCGGACTCTTCTTCGTCTGCCGCTGCAGCTTCTAAGTCTTCAAGATTCTCGTCAAGAACTTCTTCTGCGAGATCTTCGTGAGTCTCTTCAGCGGTGGTGGAGCCTTCTTCATCAAGGGCTCGCTCTAGTGCTTCAAGATCGAGACGAACGGTAATTGGCTCATCCCCTTTCTCTGAAGCATAAGGAACTTCATCCATTACTGGACTCTCCTCTGCCTCTCCTTCCAATCCACCGGCATCATCAAGCTCTTCTTC